CCGATTGGTTCCGGGTAAGGCAACGCTGGAGTCCCTGACTTCCTTGCGTGTGTGAATGGGCGCTTCCTTGCCGTGGAAGCCAAAGCAGGTAAGGGAAAAACAACCGCGCTGCAAGACGCGCACTTAGAAAAAATCAAGACTGCCGGGGGCGTATCAATGGTAGTCAACGAACTAAACCTAGACCAACTAAAGGAAACTATCCAATGGATGAAAAAGAAATGACAGAGTGGGGAGAAGCGGTAAGCGTCCGAGTTGACGCGTTGCCGTTGGAGAGGCGCATGATGCTTGCCAAGTACATGGACATCCTGTCCCGCTGTATGGCAGCAGAAGACGGGTACAAAGCCGTAATCATCATGGAGACCGAGGACACCATTGCGCTGGGCGCAGTCAACGCAGACATGGCCGAGTCGCTGGGCATGGTGACGTTTGCGCAGGAGCAGATGTACGAGTCGGTGATGGAGGGTCGGCCACCCAAGGGGATGATGAATTGAGCGCCCCCTACGACCGGATACTGACCATCGACTTTGAAACCCACTGGGACAGCAAGGAGTACACGCTGTCCAAGATGACAACCGAGGAGTACATACGTGACCCACGCTTTCTGGCATTCGGGGCTTGCATCCACGAATTTGGAACCGACTTACGAACTCAGTGGTATCGAGGAGATGAGCTTCATCGAGTCCTATCAACATACGATTGGGGACGAACCGCAGTGCTGGCACATAACGCCCAATTCGACGTTGCCATACTCTCTTGGCGGTACGGGGTTGAACCCGCTTTCATCTTCGATACGTTGTCAATGGGAAGAGCTTTACGAGGCGTGGAGGTTGGAAATTCGCTTGCCAAACTTGCGTCCGATTTCTCGCTTCCACCCAAAGGCAAAGCTCTTCACTCCACTGACGGAGTGGTCGTCCTCACGCAAGATATTGAAGTCGAACTTGCGGATTACTGCGCGCATGATGTATACCTGTGCGAAGAAATTTTCAAGCACCTCGTTACGGGCTACCCTACGTCGGAACTACGGCTTATTGATATGACGCTGAAGATGTACACGAGGCCCCTGCTCGTGCTTGACCAGAACATGCTGGCCAAGGAGTTGATTGATGAGCGTGACAACCGCGAAGCCCTGCTCAAGAAGCTCAACATTGACGAGTCAGCGCTGGCATCCAACCCGAAGTTTGCCCAGTTGCTGGAGTCCCTGCATGTGCCCCCGCCCATGAAGAAGAGCAAGACCACTGGCCAGCAGACCTACGCGCTGGCAAAGAACGACGCCATGTTCCAAGCCCTGCTCAACGGGAGCAACGACGATGTGCGGCTGCTGTGTGAGGCACGACTGAAGGTGAAGTCCACGACCGAGCGCACCCGTGCGCAGCGGTTCCTTGACATCGGCCAGCGCGGCACGCTGCCTGTACCCCTGAGCTACTACGGGGCACTGTCGGGGCGGTGGACGGCATCCAAGGGCAGCGCCATCAACATGCAGAACCTCAAGCGCGGGTCGTTCTTGCGCAAGGCCATCATGGCTCCCGAGGGGCATCAGCTTGTGGTGGGTGACCTGTCCCAGATTGAGCCGCGTGTGTTGGCATGGCTGTCGGACTACACCGAGATGCTGGACATCTTCCGAGCCGGAGGCGACCCGTATGCTGCCTTTGGTGCGCAGATGTTCGGCATCCCCGGCATGACCAAGGACAGCCACCCCATCCACAGGCAGTCGGCCAAGTCAGCGCTGCTGGGTGCGGGGTACGGGCTAGGCTGGGCATCGTTCGCAGCGCAGCTACTGGTGGGCTTCCTTGGGGCCCCTCCCCTGCGCTATACCAAGGCTGACGCAAGGCAGCTCGGCGTGTCTCAACAGTACGTCCAGCGCTTCGTGGACTGGGAGGACAACCTGACCAAGATGGCGGAGATACCGCACACTTGCAGCGAGGGCGAATTGCTTATACACTGTGTCGTAGCGAAGAAAATCATCGACGTTTACCGAGCCACCGCCCATGCGGTGACCAGCTTCTGGGACATGTGCAGTGGGCTCATAGAGACCTCGCTGTACGGCGGCAAGGAGTACACTCACAAGTGCTTGACCTTCCGCAAGGAGCAGATTATTCTGCCAAACGGGATGAGCCTGCTCTACCCGAGGTTGCGGCGTAAGCGGGATGAGACGGGTCGGCAGCAGTGGGTGTACGGCGAGGACGAGACCAAGCTGTATGCTGGCAAGGTGACGAACAATGTGACGCAGGCGGTTGCGCGGATTGTGATGACGGATGGTATGCTGCGGGTATCAAAGAGATACCCTGTGGTGGGTACGGTACACGACGAGCTATTGGCTATCGCGTCCGACGAAGAAGCGAATGACGCTAAGACTTGGGTCTTGGCGCAAATGGTCATGGAGCCACGGTATCTGCCGGGGATTCCATTAGGCGCTGACGGTGGCGTTCACCGTAGGTATGGGTTAGCTAAAAACTAGGAGAAGCATGAAAACAGATACAAAAACACTATTACCCCGCCTCATCAGGGTGGGTAACAAAAGGTATTCAGTTGAGGTGATAGAGGCGTTGCTGGACAAGCAGAAGGTAGGTCGCATCCAGTACGGCGAACAACGCATTCAGATCGGGCTGCGCAACGGCAACACAAACCGCAAGCTGCCCGCCGCTGAGATACGTGATTCGTTTTGGCACGAGCTGGTGCATGCAGTTCTTTACGACATGGGGCGTCACAACCTCAATCGTGATGAGTCGTTTGTCATCGGGTTTGCCAGCCGTCTATCCAAAGCAATCGACTCAGCGAGGTTCTGATGGTCAACGTCACATGGTCGCACTCAGGCTTGAAAGCCTACGAGCAGTGCCCCCGCCAGTATCACGAAGTAACGGTACTCAAGAGCTTCCCCAAGTCCGACACAGTGGCAACGCTGTACGGCAAGGAGTTGCACACCGCTGCGGAGGAGTACATCCGGGATAGCAAGGCACTGCCCAAGCAGTTTGCGTTCATGCAGCCAATGCTTGATGCGTTGATTGCCAAGCCCGGACGCAAGCTGTGCGAGCATGAGATGGCGCTGACCAAGGACTTGAAGCCCTGCGACTTCAACGACCCAAGTCCGACACAGTGGCAACGCTGTACGGCAAGGAGTGGCACACCGCGGCGGAGGAGTACATCCGGGATAGCAAGGCACTGACCAAGCAGTTCGAGTTCATGCAGCCAATGCTTGATGCGTTGATTGCCAAGCCCGGACGCAAGCTGTGCGAACATGAGATGGCGCTGACCAAAGACTTGAAGCCTTGCGACTTCAACGACCCCAATCGGTGGGTGCGCGGGATTGCTGACCTCATCATCCTCAACGACGAGAACCTGACAGCAAAGGTGATTGACTACAAGTCCGGCAACAACAAGTACCCCGACAGGGAACAGCTCAAGTTGATGGCCTTGATGATATTCGCCCACTACCCACACATCCGCAAGGTGAGTGGGGCGCTGCTGTTCGTAGTGAAGAACGACATGGTGCGCCAAGACCTGACCATCGACCGGGCCGAGTCCGAGTGGTGGAGCTATCGACAGCGCGTAGCTCGTATCGAGCAAGCACACGAGACAGGCGTGTGGAACCCCAAGCCAACCCCACTGTGCGGTTGGTGTCCTGTAGTGAAGTGTCTACACAACCCCAAGCATTGAGGAACAGTCATGCCTTACAAAAACCCCGAAGACCGCGCTGCGTATCCAGCGTATGACCAAAAGCCCGAAGTCAAAAAGAAACGCGCTGCTCGAAACAAAGCTCGCGCAATCATGGAGAAAGAAGGCGCAGTGCACAAAGGCGATGGCAAAGATGTTGACCACAAGAAAGCGCTAAGCAAAGGCGGCAAGACAGTGCGCAGCAACCTACGCGTCGAGCCTGCCAGTGCCAATAGGTCGTATGCCCGCAAGAGCGACCACTCCATAAAATAACTACACGAGAAGCAAATGGAAATCATTGACGACAGAGCACTATTGCTAAAAACCAGAAACCCACACAAGTACTCCATCATCCCGAAGCACAAGGTCATTAGCGAAAGCAATGGCACGTACGAGGTATTGGTGCACTGGGGTTTAGAGGAGACGCAAGTACTGCGCAACCTTGGCGTAAAGGATGTGCCCTCGCCCATCATCCGGCGGTACAACTGGCCCGGCAAGTACAAGCCGATGGCTCACCAGATACAGACCTCGGACTTCCTGACGCTGCACCGCAAGGCGTTTGTGTTCAGCGAACCCGGCACAGGCAAGACGCTGAGCGCTTTGTGGGCCGCAGACTACCTGATGAACATCAAGCACGTTCGACGGGTATTAATCCTGTGCCCGCTGTCCATCATGCACAGCGCGTGGTTGGGCGACTTGAGCAACAGCGTCATCCACAGGTCGGCAGTGGTGGCCCACCACACGCAGTCGTCACGGCGCATTGAGATGGTGCAGGAGGACTACGAGTTCGTCATTGCCAACTATGACGGGCTGAACCTGATTGCCAACGAGATTGTCAATGACGGGCGCTTTGACTTGGTGATTGTGGACGAGGCCAACGCCTACAAGACCCCGACGACCAACCGCTGGAAAGCGCTCCGAGCCATTCTCAAACCGGAGACTAGGCTGTGGATGATGACCGGCACGCCTGCTTCGCAGTCGCCTGTGGATGCGTACGGCCTTGCCAAGCTGGTCAACCCCGGCGGTGTGCCTAATTTTTATACAGCGTGGCGGGACAAGGTGATGCTTAAGGCAACCATGTTCAAGTGGGTTCCCAAGCCTGAGTCCAAAGCGCTGGTGCTGGAGGCGCTACAGCCCGCCATACGCTTCACAAAAGAGCAGTGCCTAGACCTACCCCCAGTGATGACAATGACGCGCACCGTGGCCCTTACGCCGCAGCAGATCAAGTATTACAACGCCCTCAAAGACCAACTTATGGTGCAGGCTGCGGGTGAGACCATCACGGCAGTCAACGCGGCAGCAGGGGTCAGCAAGCTGTTGCAAATCAGTTGTGGCGCTGTGTACACCGACGAAAAAGACGTAGTGGAATTCGATGCTACGCCACGACTCAACGAGCTGAACGCCATACTGGGGGAGACCGAGCGCAAGGTGCTGGTGTTTGCCCTTTTCCGCAGCAGCATCGACACCATCCACACGCACCTGACAAAGCACAACATCACTGCCGAGTGCATTCATGGTGGGGTTTCCCCTACCAAACGGGCTGATATTATTCGCCGCTTCCAACACGAACCCAACCCCCGCGTCCTTGTCATGCAGCCCCAAGCCACCGCCCACGGGATAACTTTGACCGCCGCTGACACCGTTGTGTTCTTCGGGCCGTTGATGAGTGTTGAGCAATATATCCAGTGTATTGCGCGGGCTGACCGCAAGGGGCAGAATGCTGAAAAGGTGTCGGTCTACCACATCGAGAGCAGCCCGATTGAGAAGAAGATGTTCAGTGCGTTGGTCTCAAAGGTGGACGACAACTTCCTTTTGACCGACATGTTTAAAACGGCAATAAGTAGTTAAGAAAGGAGATGCAAAGGTAGAAAAATCGTGTACACTTGTCAAACACTAGACACAACAACAGGAGAAGTAAATGAGTGAAGAGCCTATCCCCATTGATAAGCTGACGAAGATTTACCGCAAGATAAAAGCGGAAATCGAGCAACTGACCAAAGAGTACGACACGCGAGTGGAAGAACTCAAGGCATCGCAAGACGAAGTCAAGTTTGCGATTAAAGACCATATGAAAGCCCTTGGCGTTTCGTATGTGAAAACTGAGTTTGGCACTGTCTCAATGGCAAGCAAGACGCGGTACTCCACCCAAGACTGGGACTCGTTCAAGCAATTTATCGTTGCGCACGATGTCGTGGACTTGTTGGAGAAGCGTATTGCCCAATTGAACATGGCTAAATTTTTAGAAGACAACCCCGGTGTTGTTCCCCCCGGTCTCAATGCGTTCAGCGACTTTGAGATTCGTATTACCAAACCACGTTAAGAGAGAAACCATGAGCAACCTTGCTACATTCAACCCATCCAAAGTCCCAGCCTTTGCACGCAACAACGCACTGTCGGATACCGCCCGCGCTCTGGCGGGTAGTGCCACCGTTGGCGGCGGTAAGCGCGTATCCATCCGTGGCGGTGTGTTCCGTCTGCTGAGCGAAGGCAAAGAAGTCGCCAGCATTGATGAGCGCCACTTGGACGTCATCATCGTCAAAGCCGCACCGAAGGTGAGCCGCCAGTTCTATGCAGCCGCCTACAACCCCGATGCTGCCGCATCCGCACCTGACTGCACTTCGTCCGATGGCGAGACCCCTGACAGCAACGCCAAAGCCCCACAGTCGGCAAGCTGCGCTACCTGCCCACAGAACCAAGCCGGTTCGGGTAACGGCAACAGCCGCGCTTGCAAATACCAGCACAAGCTGGCCGTGGTGTTGGAGAGCGACCCCGAGGGAGACGTGATGCAGCTCATCCTGCCCGCAGGCTCTATCTTCGGTAAGGCTGACGGCGACAAGCGCCCGCTGCAAGCGTACGCCCGCTACTTGGCTTCGCAGAACCCACCCATCAACCCCGAGCAGATTGTGACCCGCATGAAGTTCGATACGAGCGTTGAGTCCCCCACGCTGGTGTTCCAGCCCGCCCGTTGGTTGACCGACGACGAGTACGAGGTCTCCATGCGCCAAGGCAAGACTGCCGATGCTGAGCGTGCTGTTGGCGCAAGCGCTGCCGCTACCGATGGTGTTGCCCCCATCAAGCTGGCTGGTGCACCGCCTGCCAAGGTCAAGGCCGCAGTGGTCGAGGAAGACGAAGCCCCCGTACCCAAGGCGACCCGTGCCAAAGCCAAGCCCAAGGCCGAAGTGGTGGAGGAGGATGAGTCCGAGCCTGAAGTGCGCAAGGCTACCCCCGCAGCATCTGCCGTGCCCGTTGCATCCAGCAAGCTGGCCAGCATCGTGTCTGCTTGGGACGACGAAGAGTAATTTTCAGGGGGGAAAGCGGATGCTGTGCGAGGACAAAGTAAGGGGTGCAAGTCCCTCCCGTTTAGCTATCACAGACGCAGCGAGTACCCCCACCTATAACTATGGCTTACTCACCAAAAATTAAGGAGCTTGTGGCTTCGTCCCCCAAGACGCTGGGTAACCAGCTCGGGCGGTGGGCAATCCACTTGAACTTCCCTGTTGCGAAGATTGCGTATGCGCTGGGCGTGACGCGTCAGACTGTCTACAACTGGTTCGAGGGTCGGGACATTTTCCCTGCCTATCAGAACCGTGTCGAATTCCTTTTAACAATAATGCGGTCTTCCAAAACGGCAGACCAAGCATGGAGAACAATATGCAAAGAGTACAACTTGAAGCCCTGAAGCCCAGCATGATGAGCGACGAAGAGTTCGCCCGCTACATCACGATTTACACGCCCGAGCAGTTGCCCATGCCGTGGGTGGCCGAATTGGTGGAGCGCTTTATTGCGAAGCTGAGTACCGTGGAGGCACTGGAGAACGCGGTTGCCGCACTGGAAGAAGAACTGCTCGACACCGCCGAATAACCCAACCCAAGGATTTCTATGGACGCGCTTGCTTTCATGGCGGCAGTCCTGCCACCTCCGGGTAATGGGCGTTACTGCGTGGTAGAGCTGACAAACAAAAAAGAACACGTATTTGTAAAGGACATTGAAGACACAGGAGCAACCCTTGAGCGCTGGCGCAAGCAAGACTGCGACATCTACTTTGCACTGGGCACGTTCGGCAGCGAGAACAAACGCGTTGCCACCAACAGCCAGATGGTCAAGTGCATTGCGATTGACGTTGACTGCAACCACCCCCGTGACCTGCCGGATGAGCACGGCGTAATCACGCCCAAGGCATACCCCGCTGCGCGAGTGGCGGCACAGGCCATACTGGACTTCTGTCAGGTGACAGGGTTGGCAGGGCTTGGTGAGCCGTGGATGGTGGCATCAGGCGGTGGCGTGCATGCGTACTGGCCCTTGACCGAGGCGGTCAGCATTGCCGATTGGAAGCCGGTGGCTGAAGCCTTCAAGCGCTTGTGTGTCCTGCACAAGCTGCACATCGACATGACGGTGACTGCGGATGCCTCAAGGGTGCTGCGGGTTCCCGATACAGTGAACAACGGGGTCAAGGGTAAGAAGCGTGTGCGTGAGCGCACCAACGTCAGGTTCATGCACGAGGGCAGCCTGTTCGCTATCGAGGACATCAGCGCCTTGGTACACAAGGGCTTGGTCGGGACAAACCTAGAGGTCAAGGCCGCGAAGCCGCCCAACACCCTGACACTACCCGGCGTACGCCCAACGGCAAGCCTGTCGGCACAGCCCATCAAGCTGTACCCCAACAGCAGCACCAAGTTTGGCAACATCTTCAAGGCGACCAAGCGGGGTGCAGGTTGCGGGCAGCTTGCGCACTACGTCGAGAACGCAGACCAAGACGGCATGGAGCCGCTGTGGCGCGGGATGTTGAGCATTGCGCAGAAGTGTGATGACGGGGATAGGGCAGCGGCGTGGCTCAGCGGGTTGCACCCTTACAGTGCAGAGCGGATGCAGCAGAAGCTGGCTGAGATTCGCGGGCCGTACCCCTGCACCAAGTTCGACTCGGAGAATCCCGGCGTGTGCACATCGTGCAAGCACTGGGGCAAGATAACCAACCCGCTGGCCCTTGGGCGGGAGTACAGCACTGAGACGGCAGTGAAAGAAATCGAGGTGGTCATCCCCCACGCCTCAACCGACCCCCGCAAGATTCTGCGGCCCGAAGCACCCCGTGGCTATGCCTATGGACGGGATGGGGGAGTATTCATTGAGAAGGATGACGAAGACGCAGAAGGAAACAAAGTCAAGCGCCAAATATTGCTAGTTCCCTACGACCTGTTCCCCTTGGACATTTTGAACAACAACGGAGAACACACCATCCACATGCTGGCGCTGCGCCCTGAAGGTACGCAGACAGTCACGCTGCCACAGAAATCGGTAGTGAGTAAGGACGACACCCTCAAGAGCCTTGCCCAGCAGAACATACTTGCGTCTTTCGGCGCAGGCAACGACAAGAACCTGTTTGATTACATACGAGCGAGTGTAGAAAAAATGAGCACTGAAAAGCAACCCATCAAAGTACCCGGCAATTCTGGCTGGCAGCCCGACGACACGTTTGTGTACGGCGGCAAGATTTACTCCACCGCTGAGCCGCTGGCTGTCCCGATGCTAGGCATGGAGAACATCGTCAACAACACCCAAGCCAAAGGTACGCTGGACGGCTGGAAGAACGTCATCAACCTGTTCATCCGCAAGAAGATGTACGACCACTTGGGCATCATCCTGTTCAGCGCTGGCGCTCCGCTGATGCGGTTCACGGGCATCTACGGGCTGACCATCCACTGCGGCTCAACCGAGTCGGGCACAGGCAAGTCGCTGGCGCTTGAGGGCGCGGCATCTATCTGGGGGCATCCGGTGCACTACCGCACAGGCAAGAGCACATCTCCGGTCGCCATGCAGCAGCGCTTGGGTTTGCTCAACAGCATGCCCCTGATTACGGACGAGATTACCAGCAAGAACAGAGCGTCTCCTGAGTGGTTTTCCGAGTTCCTGCTGGACATGACTGAGGGGCGCGGCAAGGAGCGTATGGAGTCCGGCTCCAACAAGGAGCGGCTGAACCTGTCCACATGGATGTCGATGGCGCTGATGTCATCCAACACCCACGTAGTCGATACGCTGACGGGCGCACGCAAGCATGCCGCCGAGGGGGAGCTGCGCCGCCTGCTGGAGTTTGTGCTGGACGAGGAGCTGGCTTGGGAGCCGAGCGAGGTGGAGATCATCAAGAGCTTGGGCCAGAACTACGGCGTGGTGGGTGACCTGTTCTCGGACTACCTTGCCAAGCATGTGCCTGACCTGATTACGTTTGTGCCCGAGGTGGTTGCCAATACCTATACGGACTTCAAAGCTACCAACGACGAGCGCTTCTGGATGGCTGGAATTGGGGCCGCTATGTCTGCTGGCTTGCTGCTGGGCAGCGCCCACGCTGACATTGTGAACTTCCCCTTGCCGGAGATTCTGGAGGCATACAAGCGCCGTGTGGACTACATGCGCAGCAACATCCACACCAATACCCGCACCGCCGAGGATGTGCTGAACGCCTATACCCGCGAGAACTACGGGCACTTCGTGATCGTCAACTTCGGGGCGGCTGGCGGTGTGCTGGCGCAGATGGGGGACGGGGCTGTGATTGACAAGAGCACCACACGCTCCCATGTCATGGGACGCATTGAGAACGGCGTGACTGCTGGGTACGTTGACTACTACGTGGACGAGCGGCAGATGAAAGCGTTCTGCGCCACCATGAGCTTCGGCTACGCTGACTTCAAGAAGCAGATGGAGAAGCAGTTTGCGGTGACGTACATGCCCAAGAAAGACTTGATGGGGCGCACCAACGGGCCGCACATGCGCGTGGCGGTGATGAAGATTTCCCGGCGGGTGGATGAAGAAGCTGACCTACAACTATCCGTGGCAGCGAGTTGAGTACGGGCAGGGGTTCTTCATCCCCTGCTTAGATGTTCTAGCGGTCAAAGAAGCGGGCCTTAAAGCAGCCCTGCGGCATCGTTACTTCGGAGCTAAGGCCGAGGTCGGTATCCGCAAAGGGCTGCTTGGGGTCTGGTTCTATCGACCGGCTAGGACTCCATCTGCTTGATGCGCTGCGAAAACTTCTCTGCCAAGTCTTGCCTGCGTTTCTGAAGCTCGTCGATACGTTTGCGCTTCTCGTCTCCGGGGATGTTTGACCCTTTAATCCGCTCTTCCATTGTCCGAAGATTGCCCATCAGCTTCTGGTACTGCAAAGCCAGCGGGGCTGCACGCAACTCAGTGCGGTGACTCTCCACGTACTCTTTTGCGTCCGCGCTGCGCCCTTCCCGTTTCATAGCGTCAAAGTCGCGTTTAGCTTGCAGCGCCTCGTCAGCCAGCCGGTACATGACATCCGAGTCGGCCCCGCCGTACTTCTTCTGGAACGCACCGCCAATCAACGACATCTCCGACAGGTTCTTGGGCACAGGCTCTACATCACCATCCCTGAACAAGCCGTTGGTCGCCGCCATCACAGCAATTGGAATCTGCCCCAAGTAGCCGCCCACAATGCGTTCAATCTGGATGGGGGACAGGATGGGGGCAAACTTGCTCATGGCCTTGGCCAACTCGGTGGTGTTGGCGTTGTAGCGCTCCTCCACGCTCTTGCCCCGCAAGCGGGTTGACTCCAGCTCAAAGCCGGTGTTGAAGTCCTTGTTCGTCCAGACTTCCGCAATCGGTTTAACAAGCTGCGGCACGCCCATCGAAGACGCGCCGGGGATAGCCCCTTTGAACATGCTTTGAAGCGCGGCAAGCTGCTGCGTACCATCCGTCTGCCCAGCCATAGCGTCTGCTGCGGCTGCGCCCAACGAGAAGAACCAACCAAACTCGTACGGAATGGGTAGCTTTATCGGCTCGTCGGTGAACGGCGTATGCAAGAAGAAGTTGCTGTACCGGTCTTTGGGCTTGGCGTTCTTGTAGTACTCGTCATCCTCCATTGCCATCGCGTATGCAATGCCGCCAGCGGCCAGCAGCATGGCGTTGTTGTAGAACTTCTGCTTTATCTTGAGGCGCTCTTCAAACGGCATCTGCCCAGTGGCTGCTTTGTACAGAACGTTCAAGCCCTGAATCTGCGCGTTGAAGAACGGAATCATCCGGCTGGCGTACTGCACAGCAGGCGACAGACCGCGCTTGTAGAAGTTCATCGACTCCATGACGGCAAACTCTGCCTCCACCTCCGACAGCCCATTCTTGATGGCGTTCTCGTACACCAGCGCCCGTGTGGCAGCATCGGCATTGAGCGCGGCTTTGTCAGCCATGCGGAACAGCTTGTCAAAGGCGTTGAAGTCCTTGCCGCTTGCCAGTTGCAGGGCAAACTTGGAGATGTCGTCCGGGTCACCCGTAAAGATGTTGCTCTGCATCAAGCCTTTTTTAATCAGCTCCGCCGCAGTCGTGCTCTGTCCGGTACTCAGTTTTAAGAACTCTTTGTTGGCCTTGTAAATTGCCGTCAACATGCTGTAGTCCAGACCGGCGGTGGCAGTCGCTGCCATAGGGTCACGGAACAACTGGCGCATCAAGTACAACGGGGTGCGGGTAACGCCAGCACGCAGCAGGTCACCGGCAATGCCGCCCCACTTCAGGAACCCCGGCAGGGTCAATGGAGCGCCCTCAAGGCTGCGAATCAACAGCTCTGCTGGAATACCCTCGGCCACCGTACCGTTGGTCTGCACGCGCACATGGCGCTCACCCGTATCCTTGGGGTCGTTGGGGTCAGGCTCTTGGTTAAACCGGATGGTGCTGGCGTCAGACGCCACGCCGTAGCCTTTGCGGACTTGCATGCTGTCCGTGGCTTTACCAATCTCCTGCATGGCGTAGCCCACATTACGCGCAGCCAAGTTGGTCATGGCCTTGCTTACCAGCAGCGTGGTGTTGCGGGGGATGGACTCGTTGATGGGCAATATCTTGGCTTCACCGCCCTTGAGCGCTGCCAGATGCGGTTGGTGGCGGATGTCGCCAATGCGGATAGTTCGTTCACCGCCAAACACCAGCTCGGCTATGCCGTTTTCACGCACGCGGTAGTAGGGAACGTAGTCGCCTTCGCGCAGGAAGTCCCGCGCCTCGGCCTTGGTAATAGCGCCCGTCTCTGCCAAGAACTCAATCATGCCCTTGTTGTAGGCGTTGTACCGCTCCCGCACACTTTCCAACGCAGCTTTCAGTTTGGGGTCGGCTTCTGCCGCAGCCATTGCAGCGTCAACTTCCTGCTGGGTAATACCTAAAGCACCGAGGTCTAGCTTGGCCAGCCCCTTGTTGGCAGCACGCTGCGCAATCAGGTACATAGTGGCTCGGCTCATCTTGGCAGTTTCATCGCCGTACCTATCCGGGATGTCGCTCACCGCAGCAAACACATCCTTGGCGCTGTTTTTCCCGGTGCTGCGGATTCCTTTGAGCCCTTTTGCATCCTCATATATCTCCAACGGGCCATCGCTCAACGCGGTCAGCACCAACGGCATCTTCTGGTCAGCCTTGGTGTAGCTGTACATGGCTTGCTGGAACAGGCGGGAGTCACCAAAAGCCTTGGCCCCCATCTCCATCACCTTGCGCAAAGCCGCCCGCATATCGGTCGTCTGCATCTCAAACTCAAGCGCGTAGTTAGAACCGCCACGCACGGTCTGCCACCAACCCTGTTTCTGCGCCACAGCCCGCTGCGCCAGTTGCCCAAGGGCATCGTCTTCGCCGTAGTTGATTGCTTTGGCAAACGCCTGCTGCTCACCTTCTTTGGCAAAGTACGTCTCGGACGGCATGTAGATTTTCTCAATCAGGTCAAGCGCTTCTTTGCTTGGTGGTTGATTGAACAGCCCCGCTATCCAGCGCTTGAGCCTTTGCCACAGCGACATAGGCTTGCCAATGCCATCCAAGCGGTCACGGAAGTCTTTGCTGGAGTTGACCTCGGACATGAACTCGTGCACATCCTTGATACCGTACTGACCCGTCAAATCCATCCGACCTTCAGCCGCTTTAAACAGGTTGATGATGCCCTGCTTGGCTTCACGCTGCATTGGCGTCAGCTTGGCGTCTGGTGTGCGCATTGCCTTGGTGGTGGCAGCGTGGGTCAACTCGTGCAGCAAGTCCTCTTCCGTCACGCGGTTGGGATGCATCGTGATTTTGTTGCGACCTTCTTCGTACAGACCGGCGACCATCTCACCCCGATACTTAACGAACCGGTCAACACCAATCGTAGTGCCGTACAGAAACTCCCGCAGCCCTTTGGCCCGCTCACGTATTGCCGGGGTCGAGCCGTGTTTGGCAAGCCCGTCAATGACACCCATGATGTCGTTGTCACGCACAGCAAACTTCACATCGTCATGCGGCACGGTCAGGTTCAGCTCTTCCGCTTCGTCCATCAGCTTGGCAAATTCACCGCCTTTGTCCAGCTCCGCTTGTGTAGCCGCTTCCAGTTTTGCTTGGGCTTTCTTTTCAGCGGGGGTAAGCAGCGCCTGCTTGGCCAGTTCCAATGCGTCTTCTTTAGCGCGTTCGTTTGTTTCAGCGCGGGTCAGTGCGGCCTGTGATTCTTCCCGAGCCACTGTGTTGCTGGCCGCAGCTAACCTATCTTCCGCAGCCGCAGTAACTTTCTTGGCTTGTTTCAACGCAGCTTCTGCCGAGATGACGTTGTTCTCCAGTACCTGCCGCGCTTCTTGTGCGGGGGACAGCTTTCTGACTTGTCGTGCTTGGCTAAGATTTTTTTGCGTTCCGCCGCCAGTGCCTTCAATGCCTTCAAGGCCCTTAAGATTACTGGCTGTACCTGTTCGCAGTGTAGATGGTGCAGCCGTTTGCGTTCTTGCTACGGGGCCTGCTACGGGCGCTACTTTTGCAATGCCCGCAAGGTTTTTGTAATAGGCGTACTGTGCTTTCAGTGTTTGAAGCTGTTTAACAATTTGCGCTGTGCTCTTACCCTGCTCTTCTAACGCCCTGCCTTCCGCTTGTACGGTATCAAATTGGGCTTTAAGTTCGCCCATCTTCTCAACAGCTTGTTGTTTTTCCTGCGCCCGTTGCAACCTATCCATCAACGCGGTTGCGGCTTGTGCTCTGGCCGCTGCTGAACGGCTGTCAGGCGTAGTTTTTTCAATGGGTTCAACAATTGTTTTTTTCCTGAACCCCGACAACTTGGTTTCAATTTTGTCTATGGTGTTGTCAACGCTCTTTGTGCTTTTCTTTTGGGCAATCAGTTCTTCACGTTTTTCTTGCGCGGTTTTTAGTTTCTTTTCAAGTTCTTTAACTTCGCTTTCAAAATTCTTTTGCGCAATTGGGGGCACAGTGACACGGCTACCGGGCAGCGTTTCGCCTGTTGAGGTTTGAATGGTTCCGGTTTGCCGCGCCGTAACCGCAGCCTGCATTTCTCGTTGCTGCTTGGCAACCGCTTCTGCGTTCCTGCGTGCCGCAGTTTCTGCAATTGCTACGACTGCACGCTGCGCGTCTGCTTCGGCCTTCTTCTGTGCAAGCAGGGGGTTGGTGTTGTTGGCGGCTTTCAGTTCGTTAAACCGGCCTTCCAGTTTTTCCAGCTTGGTGCGCTCAGACACGACCAATTTATCCAGCATGGCTTGCGCAGTGAACTCCGCGCCATTAAAGTCTTCTTGCAGCTTTGCTTCTATGTCTGCCAAGTTTTGGATTGCAGCATTGAGTTCGTCTTGTAATGCCTGCGCTGTTTCTTGTTCAGCCGCCAGCATTTTTTGCTCGCCTTCGCGCCCTTCAATTTTTTTAGCTGCCGCCAACATCTTCTCAATGCGGGTTTGTGCAGTAGCCAATTTTTTATTTGCTGAATCCAACGCGGCTTTTGCGTTTTGCATGTCAGGCGCGTACAGCTCTTCACGCGCAGCTTGCGCTTCTGCTTTGGCTTTATCAAAAGCTTTTTGTATTGCTTCGTGGTAGCTGTTGCGAACGTCAGAAATTTTGCCCGCCAACGACACAATTTTTTGTTCGCTCTTGGTTAATACCCGGTCTTTCTTTTCTTGCAACAACGCAACAGTTTCAAGCAGTGGTGCAAGTTCTTTTGCCATTTCCGTGGCTTGCATTTTTATGCTGGCGTTGGTGTCCTGCATAAAAGCCAACAAAGCATTGTTGGTGTCAATAAGCTGTTGCCCCGAACCTAATATCTTAATTGCTTCTTCTAATTTATTTTCATATTCCGGCAATTTTGTACCGGTAAAATTTACTACCAATTTTTCAAATGCTACTTTTTCTTTGGGCGTTAATTTTTGACTTTTTAACCCGCGACTAGCAAGCGCTTTTTCTTCGGGGGTCTCACCAATATCAGGGTAGGGAACAAACGCTTTTGCCAAAGCTGCCGTTGAAAACCGCCCACCTTCAAAACGCGTCCAGAAAAACCGCGTGTCTTTTTTTATGTTGTCTATTTGCCCGCGCAAAGTCTCCAGCGTATTCAACTTGGTGGCTTCTTCTTCCCGCGTTTTTCTTTCCTTGTTTTCTCGCCGCTTTTGCACCTTGCGTGCGGCATCAACCGCCGCCCGCCCCGCCTTGACCGCAGGGGACTTTTCAAAATTAGATGCCGTGGCACGGATGTAGCCAACGTCTTCACGCGTCTCGGGGAACAGTTCCGTTTGAGCTTGGGCTTGCCGTACTGACAGGCGCTCCAAAGCATCGGCCTCTTTGTCTTTGCCTTCTGCACGCAGTTTTGCAATCTTTGCAGCCGTCTGGCTATCTAAGTCCAAACCACCTTGCGCTTTTTCATACTCACGCAGTGTCTCTTGTAGTTCACGCAGTGCGCTACCTTCCGGGGCCAGTTCGGCTTCGTAGCTTAGGGTCTTGTTTACACGACCGCGTTCACCAATGCGCGTCTCGCTGGGTTTACCGGGCACGTTCTCGTAGACTTTTCCAACTTTCCAATTTGTACCGGGAGCCGTTACGCGGCGTGTGTAGGTCTGTTTGCCTAGGTCTTCTCCACGCAAAATGCGCTCGGCTTGGTTCTGAGCAGCATCCAACATGGCCCGATTGGCCTTGCCGTCTTCAATCAAGTCTTTAACCCGCAGCAGCGCTTCTTTGATGCCCTGTGTACGAATTGGCCCAAACTCTGTCTCTACGGTTTCCCCTTCGGGGATGTTGCGTTGCAACGCTTTATCAATCAAATTACCTACGTACTCTTGTAAGCGGCGCAATTCTCCCGTCAAAGTTTTGGCGGTCTCGCCTCGGGCTTCGGCAGTCTTGGTGGCTTCTTCGGCGGCAAACTGGCGCTTCAACGGGCCGGTCTCTACGCGTTGTAAGGCACGCGGTGGATTTGCCAATTTGTTGCGAATGTCGTTCAGTTGCTCTTTGATTACAGCAACCGCAGGGTGGTACGCACCGAACCGCCGCTCCTCCAAAGGACGCAAGTCCCGCATCCTTGTTTCAGCGCCCTTGACAAGTTTTGTTCCCCGCATTTGGGCGGTTTGTTCAACCACTTCAGTCAAGGACTCCTGCCACGGCAACGCCTGCACCCTGCGCACCCACTCGCTCAAGGCAGTATGCAGTTCGGACGCGGCTTTGGTGGCTTCATCTACCGTCATGGCCGGACGGCCTTGTGCACGGCGGGCAATAGCGGCTTCTTGTAGCGCAGTGCTGATGTAGTCGGCACGGGCGCGTTCAATGCGGTTTAAGGCTACCTCAAGCGTGCCCCCAGCCATCTCCCCTTTTTCTTTGCCTAAAAATTCATCAGCACGAATTTTGTTTATTTCTTCTTCCATGCGGGCAAGCGCATCCTGCTGCGCTCGGCGGGCCACAATGTTTTCTTGTACGTGTACAGGGCCGTTCTTAGCCAACGCACCCACTTGCTCAACCGCAAGATTGCCGCGCCCCAATGCTGCCGATGCTGCGGCTTGTTCGTTTGCCCGTTTTGCCGTGTCGTAATCTTGGTCTGCTCTGTCAGCATTGTCCAACAGACTGTACAACTTACTAAGGTCGTTTACTGATTTGTCGGAAGGAAGAATTGCTTCGTTGACTTTGACAACTGGTTGCGCCCCGCCCAAACCTTTTTCAAATATGGGGTTGAGGTAATCAAAGTTTGTTTCCCCGGTACGGCGCAGGTTTTCAAGTACGTCCATACCTTCGGTGAACCCCGCCATGCGCTCATCCACTGGCGCAGTTTGTTGCTGAGTCTTTAGGTCTGCTTGCCGCGTAGCCATCTCTTGGTCAGCGGCTTTCTTGGCTTTCTTTTCTTGCTCCGCAAGACGCAGCTTTAAGCCAGACAGCAGGTTGTTGTTCTCTACCGTAGACAGGGTAAAGGCTGCGTTGCCTTCTTGGATGGACGGTATTTTGATTTTGTTTTCAACCAACTGCTGCGCCAACTTGGGGTCTTGCATCAGGTAGTCGGCGTAGCTGCCCAAGTCCATGTCCCCCGCAGCGCGGGCCGCACCTATCTGCTGGGTTGCGTAGTCTGTAAGCGTGGTGTCTGCTAGGGGTGGGGGTGCAGCTTCTGGTGCATACAACGAACGTGCAGCACCCTTGCGCCCGCTAACTTGGATGCCTTGCCCTGCACGGCTCTGCATCTGCTCCAGCATGTAGTCCTCGGGACTCATTGCTGCAACGCGCTCTTGTTCTTTGGCCGCCTCCAAAACAGAGCGAACACGCCGGTATTCCGACGCTGCCGCTTTTAAGATGGGCGCATGCTCTTTAAGCTGGGCGTTGATTGCCGCGTTGTCTTGTTTTTGGGCTTCTGTAAGCGGCTGAGTTTTTGTGGATTTTTGTATCTGTGCTTGCAGGTCAGCTTTTACCTTCTCGGCGGCTTGGTACTCTGCCTCTTTTTCTTTGGCGTACTCAGGGGTTTGACGACGAGCTTGTTCAGCGGCTGCGGCTTCTGCCCTAGCCTGCGCATCGGTTACGGCTTGGGCGCGTTGGACTTCCCGTTGCTGGGCATCAAACCGGCCTTGTTCCTGCCCGCGTTCTACGCGGCGACCAACGGGGGCAATTACGCCACCCAGCACTGCGCCGCCAACAAAGCTGTCAAAGTACTCCTGACGGGCTTCGGGGTCGGTGATTTGCAACCCTGCCTGCATACGCTCAAACACTTGCTGACTTGCTTCAGTCAGGCCCTCAACGCCCATCGTCTTGCCGGTGGACAGCGCGTAGTCTGCAACGGTTTTCTTAAGCGCTTCCTTGGCGTAGTTGGCTGCAACCTTCTCGGACGCGTTGATACCGGCGCTTTGCAGAATCTTGCCCACACCGGGCATCATGCGCAGACTGAGGGTGTCCAAAGCCGCTTGGGGGAGGGCGGCTAGTGCCGCAGCGCCAAGGTCGGTCTCACCTAGGGTTTTCCCGGTGTCCATTTGACGGGTTATGTTCGACCCTGTGAACTGGCCAGCAGACGCTAACCCCGCCGCACCAACCCCTGCGGCTGTTGCCGCCAAACCGGTTAAGGGGAGTGCCGCCGCCGCGCCGCCTGCCACAAGCGGAGCCGCCATGTAGGGCAGTGAGCCGCCCAGCAGTTCTTTAATGTTGGCTATGGGGGCTTCAGAAAAGCCTTCTTCAGTCGGCTTGAACGTCTTGGCTTGGTACGCCTTCTGTTTGGCAATTTCTTGTTCGGCTTCTTCCAAACTGCCAATGCCAACTTTGCCTTTCAACGCAGCAACGTCTGCTTTAAGCCCCGCAATGCCCGACTTGAGCGCAGGCATGAAACCCGACTCGGGTTGTTTTTCTGGTGTTTTTTGTCCCAATCCAAAGGACGCTGGGTATAGTTTTTCTGCTGCCCCAAGTGCCGAAGCGGGGTCTTCGCCCTCTTTTAGCGGAAACAGATTACCGTCAGGAAGTCTCACGTATTGGGGCATATATCACTCAACAGAAGTTGCGGCAGCGACCCCGCGTTACGCTGAAAACATTATGCCCTATCAGGGCCGTTGCAAGACTCCAGTTGTAACCGGTGCTTTGGTTGTAACCACAGACGGGCCTTGTGGGGCCATTGCAGACATGACGGCGCGAGTTTGCAATGCAAAGTCTGTAGGAGACAATGGTTCAATAGACGCTTTACGCGAATCTGCAACATGGTCAGCGTACAGCTTGGCATATGCTTGCCCGGTCTTATCTGACTGGATTTCTGCCATTTTCCTGAGACCTTTTTCGTAGTCTCCCCCACCCAGCAGTTGTACGGCACGTACTTCTCCGGGCAGTCTGTTTGCGGCTGCGGCTGAAGCTGCTATTGATGCTGCGTTGCGGCGGTCGGCCCCGGCTTCGCTCATTGCTTGCAAGCGTTCGCGGGCAGCGCGGTCGGCAGCGCTCTCTTGTTGTTTGACGGTCATATCCAGCATCGAGCGTGCATCGGCGCGGTCTTCGCCGTAGATTTTGGTTCTGAAGCTAATCAAGGACTCAATGCCCGACGCACGGGTCGTGTTGATGTCCTTGGTAAGAGCGCGGCGGTCTTTGTCGTTCATCGTGTCTTCGGTACGACGGTACTGCTCAATCATGTCGCGGGCAGCATCAAACTTTTCTTTGGCATTGTCGTACTCACGCAGCCCAGCTTGGTATTGCTTAGTACCCACTTGAGCGCCCTCGGCAATACCTGCCAGCCCTTTTCCGGTGGACTGCATCATTGCCAGCCCAGCGTTGATGAGGGACATGTTGGTGTTGGTGTCCAGCCGGTCTTTGGACGTAGCTTCCCGCACAGCAATGCGGGCTTCTTGCCCTTCCATAGCCGAACCACGTTTGGCAACGTCTGCGTTAAACCCGGACAACGCTTCTTCTGCGCCCTTCAGACGCTCTCGATTCATCGCTTCCACATCCAACTCGCCCGGACGCTTGGCCCCAGCAGGCATGAACCGGTCAAGCGACAAATCCTGTGACGGCTTTTCAGCGGCTGACGGAGGGATTGCTTGGGTAGCAGGAATCTTTTCTTGGCGCAGTTGGTCAATGCCCTGTTTCTTCTCGGGGGGCGCTGCGGGTTTGTACACGTCAGGGGTGCGCACCGTGCGGTCATTTTTAACGGCTGCTGGTGCTGGAGGTACTGCTGAAACTTCCGCCGCTTCCGCTTTATTGCGGGGGTGTGGCCCGCTGCGGCCAGTGGAGCCGTAGGGGTTATCTACCATTTCGCGGTATTTCTGATATCCGGGAGATTCGTCAAGGGCGTTTATCAGCCGTTTGTACAAAGGAACCGGATACCCCGTCTTTGGGTCAATCTCTTGCCCCAAAGCGTTTGTAGTGCCTCCGTCACCAAACGCAACTATCCCACCAGCAGCGTACTCGCTGGGCATGTTCTGTGCGGGCAACTGGGCAATGCCGGAATCCTCGGGCATGGGTTGCCCTTGGGGCTGCTGTGTAGCCTGCGGTTGGGGCGCGGCTTGGGGAGCCGGGGGCTGCGGAGACATCTGCGCCACAACCTGTTGGTTCACTGGGGGAGGGGCAGCGCCTGCAGCTTGCGCCGACATGGCGGCGGCTTGCTTGGAAATTTGGTTGTCTACGAACTTGGCAGCAGACAGCATCATGGGGTCGTCCATGTGCATCTGGGCAAACTGCTTACGCTGGGGTGGCGTCATCTCCACAAGATGTGCAATGACCGCGTTGATGTTCATTGGGCCGGTGATACCGGCCGAGTTGGGGGTCAGGGGGCGAGTTCCAATCATGACTGTTCCTTATCCCATGCTGTTGATGAGAAGCGCAGGCAGACCGCCGTGAGGTTTCTTGGTGACCTGACCGCCACGGGCTCCGGTCGGGGTGGGGTTGTTCTTGGTGTACTGGTTATACGCGCCCAGTGCGCCTGCGCCTGCCACGCCTATACCTGCCACTTGATTGAGCAACGACGGGGCGGCTTGGTACACACTTGAACCGGTCTGGGTCAGTGGTGCGCCACGGATGATGTCGGACATAAACCCAAGGTTCTTGAACGGGTAGTTCTGTTCCGCAGCGTAGTTCTGCTGACCCACGTTAATCAGGTTCTGGGCTTGCTGTTGTTGCTGACCGCCCAGTTGATTTTGAATACCCAGCGCAGATTGGCCCTGCTGGCCCAGTAGGGAATACCCTTGGAGCCCTTTGGCTTGGTCTGCGTTGTACTGCTGCTGGGCAGAGTTGAATGCGTTTTGCATCCCGGTTGCGGTGATGTCGCCCTTTTGCAGAGCAAGATTGCGTTCCCGCTCCGCCCGCATGATGGCATCCCGACCACCACCAAACGCACCTGCTTGCGCGGCTTGGGCTTGCTGCTGGGTTCCCATAATTTGCGATTGCCGTTCAGCATCCCGTTGCTGCTGTTCAATGACGCTCTGGATGTAGGGCGACATGTACTGCTGGGCTTGCTCCTGCCCAAACCGCTGACCGGACAGTGCTTGAATTCCTTGCAGAGCGTTTTGGGAGTAGTTGGCTCCTGCCCCGCCAAGCCCTTCGGCTTGCTGGTAAGACTGCATCTGTAGCGGGTTAAACGCAGCTACTTGGTCACCACTGAGGCCGTATTTAGCAGCCCAGTCTTGGTAACTTTGATATGGCGTGGAGGAGGCCGCTTGTGCGGCTCCAAGGAGTCCCTCTGCGTAGGGAGCGATTACCGGCGCAAAGCCTGTTTGGTACTGTATTGTTTGGTCTGCCATGTCAACTCCTATGCTGGAAGATGGCGAACAGCTTTACTGTTCTTTGCCACTTGGTCTTTACCTACGGTCTTTTTGCGACCGGCTTGAACTCTGTCCATCATCTTGTACAACTCACGAGCACCTGCGTCTGTGGAACCGTTGCCAATCTCTGACACGATTCGGGCAGGAATCACAAATTCGCCATCTGCAAGGCGGGCTGGCTGACCGTGACCAATTGTAGCTGGGATGTCATCGGAAACACCATCCCCCGGCCCTTTGAGCAAGCGCCCACCATCGGAGTAGGAACCGAGGTTGTACAGGTTGGCTATGCCACCTTGGGCCATGTGTTCAACGCCGTAGGGGGTAGCAAGACCGCCGGTAGCACCGCGCCCCCATCCGCCTGAGCCGGACTGTCCGGGGCCATCACTACTTCTTCCTGCCGCGCCCCCATACCCGCCACCTGCATTACTTCCGGGGCCTCCGGGCTCGCCTACCCGCCCCATTAAACTTGTGCCCGTGCCTTCTGCTGCTTGTGCGCGTAGTTGGTTGGTGGCTTCTTGTTGATTTTTTAGTTCATTAGCAATTTGCGCAGCCTGTTGTTGTGCAGGGTCTCCTTGAGGTGGGGCATATCCTTCGTACTGCTTGGCAAGCGCGGCAGAATCGTCTGCACTCATTATGGGCGTGTCTACATCTGGAATCGGATTTTTAAGGTCGGTAATTCCGGGCTTTGAGTAATAACTTGGCTCCAACGATATTGGTGAAGTAAACAAGCTTTTAAGAAACGATGGAACTTTAAACGACGGGTCTCCCGGAATGTAATCTTTAAACTGGTCTTCAGGTGATACTCTTACATAAGCGTTTGGGTCGGGCTTAAAATAGTTAAGCGCCGCTTTGCCAAGCTGAACCAACGGGCCTGCCGAAAGCACTTCTCCAATCCAATCGTTGCGTTTTGCATACCCTTCTTCGCCCAATTCTGCCCGCAGCTTATCCATCTGCGCTTCTCTTTCTGCGCGGCCTTCTGGGCTGTTAGCGTATCCATCACCACCTCCACCGCTACTAATCCTGTTCCCATACTGGTCAAACTGCGGGTCTAGTATGGGCGTAGTCGGCGTGATGGGCTCAGGAGGTTTGGGTATGTTGTAGTTCACCTGTGGGGAGGTGGTATGCCGAAACTGCATGGGGTTCTCACCCCGGCCCATCAGGTAGTCGTAGATGCGGCTGGAGTCGGTAGCTCCGCCAGCAGCCATACCCTGCGCAGCTTCGTACTCAGACTGGCCCACACCACCAAACGCGCCTGCCGTACCGGCTTTGGACGACACATCCACGTTGGGGTCGCCACCAGCCTCATACGCACCCACTTGTTTGTACTGCCCAGTAACGGGGTCAAGCGCGTACTT